GGATTTTCACAAGGCGGTTGATGATGCACACAAGTATCAGCGCGATGAACATCAACAAATGATTTTATCTTTGGGAAGAATAAACGGCTATAAGGAAAACTGATGAATCAATATGTGATACAAGACAGAGTGACGGCAACAAAGTATGCGCTGACAGTTAGTGACAGCAGATTCCTTTGGACGGCATCTTCCGAAAGCGCAAGCGCAGAACCGATCGTTCGGGATCTTATAAACACAAGCAACTATTTCAAGCTATTCATCAGCGATGGTCGCTTTGCTATTGAATCAACGGCGACTGAACAGGACGACAGCATTCTTCTTGCTGATCCTGTTTCTGGATTGAGTTATTCGCTTGCGGTCAGCAATGGTCGATTCGGAATTGTAGCAACGGCAACAGGGGAATTTCACAATATCTTCTTCATGATCAATTCGGTTGTTGATTATATTAGTCAGGAAGTTATTGTTTTGGATAACATGGCGCAGGTGACGAAGGTTTCGGATCTGTTGGGACAAAAATTGGGGGTATCATGATAAAACGATTTAAGCGGGGAACAGCAATATATTTTCAGAACACGATCAAGGATGTTGACAAGGCGCTTATCGATCCAGACACAAGCATTCAGATCCAGATCATTGATCCAGATGGGACGGAAGAATTGGCTTTGACAGCAATGACACAAGTTTCGACAGGGTTGTATTCATACACTTGGCAATCGGCTGTTGATGATCCTGTTGGCGTTTATGATGTCAGGGTTGTTTCGGTTGATGGTTCATATACGGCGAAGGGCGTTGACACGTCAGCGTTCGAATTGCATGACGACTAAGGGGGGAATGAAATGTCATTAGTAAATAAAAAAGAAGTCAAAAAGTTCTTGGGATATGATAAAGACACGCATGATGGATTGATCGACGACACTATCGTTCAGGTCGAAGATTTTATCGAGAACGACAAATTCAATGGGACAGCATTTGATGAAGCATCATCATATGAATCAAAGACTGAAAAATATGATGGTGATGGCACGTCAAAGTTGCTTTTGGATCGTGTTCCTGCAAGGGTGATCACATCGATATATATGAATTCAGATACACCGCGCGTCTATAATGACAGCGATGATCTTGTTTCTTCAGACAACATCATCCTTGATATAAAGATGGGGATTGTCATCTTGGATGGCTTGACGTTCACGAAGGGCGTCCAGAACATCGCGATCACATACACAGCAGGATGGACAGTCACGGATGCGCCTGATCGCCTGAAGCAAGCGATCATTCGATATGTTGTTGCTGACGTGCTTGAAGCAATCGGTGGAATCAATCTTGTCGAAGGTCAAGACTTCTTCTATAAGCCGAAGAAGTTGCGTGATCAGGCTGACAAGTATATTGAACAATTGGTGGTTTATAGATAATGGCTGAAGAATTCAAAATTGATCAGATCGAGTTGAACAGGCTGATGAAGAAATTGGACAAGATTTCTTTTGTCAAGAAGGTTCAGACATACATCAAGGGAATGACAAGCGTGACATTGGCGGTTGAAGCAAGGCTGAAGATGAACGTCGCAGGGCGGATCTTGAAAATCAGATCTGGAAGGTTGGCAAGCAGTATGGGATCGCGCGTCATGAGAACAGCAGATGGCGTTTCAGGTCTTGTTGGATCAGGCGTCAGGTCAGGGAAGCGCGTTTCATATGCGGACATTCACGAAACGGGTGGAACGATCACGCCGAAGCATGGAAAATATCTGACGATCCCTTTGGACGGGGCAAAGACAGCATCAGGCGTCGCAAGATTTTCAGCGGGTGATGTGTTCAATGGATCGGCAGGATATGATGGCGGGTTTATAAGGAAGTCAAAGAAGGGGAATCTGATCCTGTTCGGAAAGACGGGGAAGTCAATCATCCCGCTGTTTGTTCTGAAGCGATCGGTGACGATCCCTGCAAGAAGATATCTGTCGGTCACGTTGATCCAGATGCAATCGAAGATCATCCAGATCATGACGAACACAGTCAACAACGCATTGAAGGGGGAATGATATGTCAAAGCCGTCAATAATATTGTCAGAAATAAAAGATTTGCTTGAAGATGACGCAACGCTTTCAGAATATGTTCAAGGCGGGGTGTTCATTGGAATCAGGGAATCGTTGATCGATTATCCCTGCATCATTCTTGAACCTTTGCGGATGCTTGAATCGGATGACACATTTCCATATCAAGATCTTCGGTTCAGGGTTGCCGTCATGCTGTTCACAAAGATCATGGACAAAGACAAGCAGTTGGTCGGCGACGATAGTGAAAAAGGAATCCTTGATTTCGAAAACGACGTCAAGAAAGTTTTATCTTCTGATCGAAGGTTGGATTCGAACGCGATTCATTCGACGTTCATTGAAACAACCTATTCGTTTGAAGAATATCCGATCAGAAATTGTACAATAGAAATTGAAGTTCTGTTCAGGCAAACATCAACGACAAGAGTATAAAAGGGGGAAATCAAAATGTTAGGAAAACAAAAGATTCTATTTGTAAAAGAAGAAGCAAGCTATGGCGATGATCCTGTTATCGCAGGGGCAAACGCTATTGATGCAAGGAACGTCCGCGTGAATTATGTCGGGGATGTGATTGAACGGGACACAATGCGACAAGATCTTTCGCCTGTTGCGCCTGTTATTGGAAAGAAGTATATGGAAATCAGCTTCGAATGTATTCTTCGCGGATCAGGGACGACAGGTGTTGCGCCTGAAGTTGGGGATCTGTTAGAAGGTTGCGGGTTTGCTGAAGCATTGGGCGGATCAAACGGATCTTCGATCATCTACACGATCGGATCGGCAACAATGAAATCAATCTCGATTGAAGTCTTTGCGCCAATCGATGGATCGAATTCAAGAATCGATACTTGCAGGGGCGCGCGCGGAAACGTCAACTTCAAGTTTGATGCAGGACAGTTGGCGATCGCTGAATTCACGTTCAAAGGATTGTATGCAATAGCGACAGACGGATCAACGATCACGCCTTCATATGACACAACGATTCCGCCGATCGTGGAAAGCGCAGACTTCCAATTCAATTCGGAAGGATCTCTTTGCGTTCAAGCCGTAAGCCTTGAAATCGCAAACGAATTGACGGACCAAGAATGTGTTGACGCGTCAGCGGGATTGTCAGCAGTCTTGATCACGGGCAGACGCCCATCAGGAACATTCAACCCTGAAGCTGTCACCGTTGCGACATATGATTGGTGGACAGATTGGGTTGGGGCAACACAACGCGCATTGTCTATGAACATCGGATCGGTTGATTATAACAAGATCGCCGTTTCATGTCCGAAATGCACGATCGATGGAATATCCGAAGAAGATAAAAGCGGGATCAAAACTGACAGCATTCCGTTCAAATGCAACAGAAACGCAGGGAACGATGAGGTCAGTTTGATATTTTCATAATTGGGACGATATGAAAATGATATAAGAATGATATGAAAACGAAAGGGGTGCATCTTGATAACAGGTGTCGATAAAAACGAAGTTTTTGAATACGTCAGCAAGTTGGACAAAGGGGACAAACCGACGATCTGGAAGTTGGGCGTCTTATTGAAGAAGGACAGCATTGCAATGATGACAGATGCCGTCACAGCATCGGGCGAAATGGACATCAAAGCATTGCAGGCTAATTCGCCGAAGATTGTCAAGGCGGGGTTGCGTGGCGTCAAGAATTATCAGATCAGCAAAGGCGTTGATCCGAAAGATTATGACGAAGTCACGGAAGAATTGCTTGAATCAATACCGACACTATTGATTCCAGAATTAGCAAGTCAGATCATCGCGAATAACTTTGTCACGGATGATGAAACAAAAAACTAACAATGGCGATCTTCGCCATGATGAACGGCGTTGATTGCCAATATTGCACAGCAACGATCAAGAAGGTTCGGGGGTGTGAAGAACCGCGTGATGCGCCTGCAAAGATTGGGAAATACGAAACATATTATTGTCCGCGCACATATATGGACGGGAAGATTTCTGTTTGGATTGAAGCGTTCAATCAATACAAGAATGGTTTCTTCCCGTCGGGGACGGGGT